GATGCTGATGGTTTAGCTGAGATTGATTTGGGTAATGGTACGAACTATTCTCCACAAGAAGCTTTAAACATGTTCTTCCAAACTGGTTCTGTTATTGGTAGAAGTTTCACTTCAGAGGGAGATCAAAACCCTGGGAAAGTACCCATTCAACAAATACAAAATGGTGGTGGTGGTAATAAGATCCAGAGTCTTATACAAACATACAACTATTATTTACAAATGATTCGTGATGTCACCGGGCTTAATGAAGCTAGAGATGCATCAACCCCGGATAAGAATGCTTTAGTTGGTATTCAAAAGTTAGCAGCAGCTAATTCTAATACAGCAACTAGACATGTATTACAGTCTATGTTATTGTTAACAGCTGAAACTGCTGAAGCTTTATCGTTGAGGATCTCGGATATTATAGAGTACTCACCGACTAAGGAAGCATTTATCCAATCTATAGGAGCTCACAATGTAGCTACACTAGAGGAGATGGGGGAATTGCATCTGTACGATTTCGGTATATTTATAGAGTTAATGCCTGATGACGAAGAGAAGCAGATGCTAGAGAATAATATTCAAGTAGCTTTAGCTCAAAAGTTGATAGACTTAGATGATGCTATAGATCTTAGAGATGTTAGGAATGTTAAGCTAGCTAATCAACTCCTTAAAATAAAGAGGAAAAAGAAACTTGAGAGAGACCAAGCGATGCAACAACAAAACATCCAAGCTCAATCTCAAGCAAATATTGAAGCCCAACAAGCTGCGGCTCAAGCTGAAACTCAGAAGGAGCAAGCTAAAGCTCAGATTGAAACTCAACTAGAACAGACTAAGAGTCAAATGAAGATTGAGTATTTGAAACAAGAAGCTCTAGTTAAGAAGGATTTAATGGATCATGAGTTCCAATTAAATATGCAGCTTAGAGGTATGGAGAACGAGATTATAGATAAGCGAGATACTAATAGAGAAGATCGAAAAGATCAACGCGTAGATAAACAAGCTGAGAATCAGCAAGCAATAAAAAAGGGTGAATCACTTAAAAAGTTTGAGTCTTCAGGTAATGATATAACCGGAGGCGGACTCGGATTAGATAAGTTCAATCCCAGATAGTTTTTAATTATATAATATTTTATTATGGCAGAAGAACAAGATAATGTAACTAAGGTTAAGCTTAGTTCGAACCCAATGGAAGACGACATAATCAAAGTCGACCTTAGTAAACCACCGGTTCAAGAAGAGGTTGAGGAACCTAAAGCTGAAGAAGTAATAGAGGAAGTCACAGGAGAACCTGAACCTGAAGTAGTAGCAGAAGTAGAGGATACCGTACTAGAGGAAATTACTGACGAAGAGGTTGAGGAGGTAGAAGAGCAAGTTGAAGAAGCAATAGCTGAAGCACAGGCTACTGGAAAACCACTACCAGAGAATGTACAAAAACTAGTGGACTTCATGGAAGATACTGGTGGAGATTTAAACGACTACGTAAATCTAAATAGAGACACATCTAAATTAGATGACTCTGAAGTATTAGACGAGTACTACAAGAAAACTAAATCTCATTTATCCGCTGAAGAGAGAAACTTTTTGTTAGAAGACAAGTATGGTTTCGATGAAGACATAGATGATGATAGAACAATAAGATCAAAGAAAATCGCTTTGAAAGAGCAAGTTGCTGAAGCGAAAGCCTATATAGACGGGCAAAAGTCTAAATATTACGAAGAGATTAAAGCTGGAAGTAAACTCACTGATGAGCAACAGAAAGCAGTTAACTTCTTCGATCGTTACAATAAGGAATCTGAAGACACTAAGAAACTATCTGATTCTAACAAGCAAGTTTTTCAACAGAAGACTAATAATCTATTCAACGACAAGTTCAAAGGTTTTGACTACAACGTCGGAGATAAGAAATACAGGTTTAATGTTAAGAACGCAGACGACGTTAAGAGTACCCAGAGTAACATCAACAATTTCGTGGACAAGTTTGTCGGTGAAAATGGAGAGATGAAAGATGCTAAGGGTTATCACAAGTCTTTATTTACAGCAATGAATGCTGACGCTATTGCTCAACATTTTTATGAGCAAGGAAAAGCAGATGCAATCAAAGATACTGTAGCTAAAGGTAAGAACATTAACGTAAATGCTCGAGGCACCCATGGTGAAACAAACATAGGTGGTGTGAAAGTTAGAGTGTTAGGTGAAGACTCAAATGATTTCAAGTTCAAAATTAGAAAAAAGAAATAATTAAACTTTAAATTAAAAAATTATGGCAATTACTCCAAGTACGGTGTTCTCAGCTGCAGCAATACAGGCTGTTACATCGGATAATTATTTAGACATCCAAGATAATGGATGGGCACAGCAATACCTGCCTGACTTGATAGCAAAAGAATCTGAGATATATGGTAAACGTACTGTCGCAGGATTCTTAGATCAAGTTGGGGCTGAAGAAGCTATGTCAGCTGATCAAGTTGTTTGGTCAGAACAAGGTAGATTACATTTATCTTACGAATGCACAATATTGTCGGCTGCTGCTAGTACAATGAAAGTAGCAAAAGACATTGATGGTCAAACTAGGACAACTGACCACGGTATTCGTGTAGGTGATCAAGTTTTAATCTCTGGTGGTGGTCAAACTATAACCGCATTAGTTACATTAGCACCTGCTGGTGACGATGATTTTACAGCTCTACCTTATGGTGGTGCACACTTATCGGATATGGGATTTGTGGATGGTGATGATACTTGTAAGGTTTTGTTTTTCGGTTCTGAGAACTCTAAGGGATTAGGTTACGTAGGTGGTCGTTCTAACAAACCTGATTTTACTTCTTACTCAAACAAACCTATTATACTTAAAGATCAGTATGAAGTTTCAGGATCTGACGCTTCTCAAATTGGTTGGGTTGAAGTTTCAGGTGAAGACGGGCAAAATGGTTACCTGTGGTACTTGAAAGCTGCTGGTGATACTCGCTCACGTTTCTCTGATTACTTAGAAATGAGTATGATTGAGTCTGAGAAAGCGCATGATGATTCTACCATCTTAGGTGGTGCGAATGGTTTAGTTGGTACTGAAGGTTTATTCGCAGCAATTAAATCTAGAGGTCATCAATCTTCTGGTGTATCTGGTGTTAATGCTGCAACTGACTTGGCTGAATTCGATGCTATCTTAGCTGAATTCGATAAGAATGGTGCTATTGAGGAGAATATGATGTTTGTAAATAGAGCTACTGCTCTTGCTGTAGATGACATGTTAGCTTCTATGAATTCTTATGGCGCTGGTGGTACTTCTTATGGAGTATTCGACAACGACGAGGATATGGCTTTAAACTTAGGTTTCTCTGGATTCAGAAGAGGTTCTTATGACTTCTACAAATCTGACTGGAAATACTTAAATGACTTAGCTACTCGTGGTGGTATCAATGCAGCAGCTACTGGTGGTGAAGCTATCAGAGGTGTTATGATCCCAGCGGGTGTATCTTCTGTTTATGATGAGAATCTAGGGAAGAACCTTAAACGTCCTTTCTTACACGTTCGTTATAGAGCTTCTCAAACTGAATCTAGAAAGCTTAAAACTTGGACTACTGGTTCTGTTGGAGCTACTACTTCTGATTTAGATGCGATGACTATGAACTTCTTATCTGAAAGATGTTTAGTTACTCAAGGTGCTAATAACTTTATGTTATTGAACTAGTATATTAAGAGGTTGGGGCTTCGGCCCCAATCTTTATTTTTAATTTTTATTATATTATATTATGGCTAAAAAGCAAATAAAGAAAACTACTACAGTTGCAGATACTGTATTAGAACAAGAAGTTGTTGAAGTAATGGAACAACCTAAGGTTGAGGAATCTGTTATCGATACACCAAATTCGAAATCTATAAAACCTACAAGTTCTGAATGGGAGTTTAAAGATAGAACGTACCTTATAAGTAATGGTGCTAAACCTTTAAGTAAATCC